CCTTGCGGAACGTGCTTTGAGGTCTTCTGTGGGTACAGACCTAGTGTCCTCTGGTGCAAATCAGAGGGCTGCTTTAGACTTATGTTAGATTGGAAGTTTGGGTGCGATTCCCAACTCGGCAGTTTCCTACCAAGGAAAATGCAATCAGAAACTTCACAACAGTCTGATATAAGCCTGAAATTCAGCAGCAGTAGGTCCACAGTTAGTAATTAATGTAGGTTCCATTAAGGAGCTGGTGCTAAGGCGTCCGGAGACATGCTTTGGTTGAGGGGGGCTCCAGTTTGGAGTGAGAAAGATTGATCTCGAAAGAGATCTTTCCGTACCTCGATATAAAGTCATGACCTCCGATCGGTCAACAACCGTACTCTTAACGGAGTGCCTGCGGCCCTCGAAAGAGGAAACCGAAGTTTGCCGAAACCTATTCAATACTGATAGGGTGAAAATCCCTAAGGGCGAAAGCCCTATCCCTCTCTCGGCTGATTACAGAGTAATCAGGGGAGATCTCATCTACGGAAGAAGCTGGACCTAGTAAGTCTGATAGCGACGTATCCCTCTGGGTGTTATCCCCCTGCTGAAAATGACTTTCAGCGAGTTGGGGTTCCCATGTGGACTTGTGCCTAAGTAGAATTATAAGGCGCTTGGAACCGGTGGACGAAGACTAATAGCATGAAAGCTTTATATAACATAAAACGTTTCAGAATTAGTGGATCACAGTATTTGGATGCGGGAGTAATCAATGGCAGCTTTGCTGTAAAAAGCAAGGGCCTTCTAGTCCGAACATTCGCAAGAATGTTGGGGGCTATAGGGCTTGGTACTACCAAATTCCGAATCAGTGTAATTGTATACCTCATCGGAAGATTTTCCGACATTCATAGAAAACAAGGGATGCGAGGACTGATTGTCTTTCTAAAAACAAATGCAGTCCTCCTTCAGCAAAGCCTTGCTGGGTTCCGTTTAAGGGATTTAACTCCCTTGGGACCTCGGGTAAGCAGAACTGATCGAGGACTACCTAGAATTATTCTAGGGCAGGACCGCGCGTTAATTCGCGCTGGAAACTATGACCTGATGCGTTTCTACCTAACTGTACTTAATCTGTACAGGGTGTTAGAAATGCCCGGGAAGCTAAAATTAAACACCATCACCGATGGGTTTAACGGAGAAGCAGGCCTAAGAGACCTGTTTCGAGAGGTTAATAACCTCATCCCTGAGTTCAGTAAAATGATACTCAATTTGGCGGGCGATAAACTAGAGTCGAGAGGAGTTGATCCCTCTCCGATTCTGAAATCCGCCCCCGGAACCGCAGGTGCATTAATTTCCACAAATCCCTTGGTTTTAATAAGGTCTGCAAGGAATCTAAAGACGTCTGGCCTCTTGGATACGGTACTGTACTTCGCTAAGAAGTTTCAGCCGGAAACAAAAGTCAGGTATCCTGGATTCACTCGGATCTTGTTAGAAGCGGCGGACAGTAACGTTAGCATACCGTTGCCGTCTACCATATACCCAATGGGTAGACTTGGCTTCAAACAAGAAGCGGCGGGTAAAGTTAGGGTGTTTGCGATGGTTGATGCGTGGACCCAGTGGGTCTTGGAACCGTTGCATCTGGAGATATTTAGAATTCTGAAATATTTTCCGATGGACGGTACCTTTGATCAACTGGCTCCGATACGTGAGTATCAACGCTGGCCATCTGCATATTCCCTAGATTTGTCTGCTGCGACCGACAGGTTGCCAATTTCACTCCAGATTAACCTTCTTTCATCCCTTTACGGGGTGGATTTTGCGTTAAATTGGGCGAGGCTCCTCGTAGGTAGGCCCTACTCATATTACTACAAACCGACTGATACAGCCGGGATTGTAGAGTATGCTGTAGGGCAACCTATGGGGGCTCTTAGCTCATGGGCAATGCTGGCGCTAACGCACCATGCGATAGTGCAAATCGCCGCGTGAACATCGGGGGTAACCCCGGTGGGTACACTTTGGCGAGATTATGCCCTATTGGGTGATGACATTGTAATCGGGAACAGACGTGTTA